ATGTATTTGAAGGAGAGATGGGTGATTTAATTGCTGACCTTCAAGCGGGAAGAGTAACGGACAATACTAAACTTCTGTTATGGAACGAGCTGTCAGACGTACAGCCTATCTCTTTATCTGAAATGCCTGCTGCTTATTTAAACATGAAGAACGGTAGGATTCTTTACTCTTTAAAATCCTTTGGTCTAAAACAGCTAGACCTTGTGCGTAGAAACATTATTATGAAGGCACAGAGAGGCCAAGTTGCAGAGGCTTTTGAAGAGGCGTTAAAGTATGGGGCTATCATGGGTCTTTCGGGAGGCAGTGTAGAGAATGCAAGGAGTTTCTTGAGGGGAGGTTTTGATTTAGACGCTACTTCTTCTATGGACGATGCAGCCTTTGAGTCATTATCTAAAATCTTCTTTATGAGTAAGTACACAAAGGAAAAGTTTTTACAAGAAGGAAAGTATGGTTCTTACGCAATGAACTTACTACAGCCTGCTGCTCCTAGTGTTTTAGATACAATAGGTAAATCTTTTGATTCTGTTGTCTTTGATCAAGAAGTAGACTTTGAGGCTTTCAGCAGGACAATGAAGAACGTACCTGTTGCTGGCTCTGCGTACTACTATGGTGTCGGCGGAGGCGCTGAGAAACTTATAGAAAGAATTGAAGATGAAAGAAATGAGAAGTAAAAAAGGGGCCACTTAAGGCCCCTTAGTTTTACTACACTATCTCACATGCTCCACCAGTACACGCTAACTCTTGGGAACCTGTAGTGTTGTCTTCTTTCTCATGGTTCTCTAGGTCAGACCAACTTACACCCTGTGGCATTGCTGCTAGTAACTCATCATACTTCTCAGCAGTGATGTCCTCATACGGAGCTTGTGTATATATATGATCACTAAACGGCAACAGACTAATACCAGAACAGATGTCGAAGTTCTCCCATATCCACTGTGCTACTTGCAGGAACTCATCATCTGTATAGTAAACAGTGATGCTTGGCTTATGCTCACACCAGTGGTTCTGGTAAGCCTTCCATAGCTGAAGCTGCTCCATTGCTCCTACCTGCTCTACTGTCACACTTGTTGACGGTGCTTTGACAGGGAAGCTAAACACTGACGAGCTTGGTGTCCGTTCGTCTTGCTCTACAGGGAATCCTGATGCTTCCATAAAGACTGCCAGTGGGTCTTTCTTGTCGCTACGTACACGTCTAATGTAATGCTTAGAGAAGCGAGGATGTATACCAGAAGCAGAATCAACAAGCTGAGACACAGTACCAGATGGCTTAACAGCCGTAACAGCAGCAGACTGTGCAATGCCAAGTTTCTTAGCCCACTTCTCGTTAGTGTCCACAGCAACATCTCTTACTTCCTCTAGCCACTTAACTAAGTCAGGTGAGTCACCCTTGCTTAACAGGTAGTGATCCATAATACCTGTCATACTAACGCCTAGCAAAGCCTCTTCCTCAGTGTTCTTCTTCCAGCAGTTACGTAGGTAACGGAAGTCTGTCAACGTGGCCTGTAGTGTACCAATGATAGCCGCTATCTCTGACTTAGCCTTCAGTGTCTCTAGCGTGTCGTCTGCGCGTACAACGATCTCTGACAGGTTACAGAACTGATTACTCCGTAGGATGATCTCAGAGCATGGGTTAGTCCCGAACTCGTAGGTGTTATCTCTGCGTCCATTGCGTCCTGCAATCTTCTGTGCTGCTACACGACTAAAGATACCACGCTCACCAGCCTTGCTCTCGTACATCGTCTGCATCTCTGACAGGAATGCTTGGAAGTCAGGCTTCTCAGTGTACGCTACGCTGTTGTTAGCTAACGCTCTGTGTCCTTCGTCCAACCACCAATACCCTGACTTAGCTTTGGCCATACGTAAGTCTGAGAGGTTAGACAGGCTGATCAGTGCAGACCTACGCACACCACCTACAACTACAATATCAGCAATCTTACAAACAATATCATGACACTCAATACTGGTTAGCTTACGACCCTTAGCCTTCTGGAACACTTCGATACAGAAGTTAAACAAATCAATCAAAGGCTCTGGCCCTGAAGCACGACCACCGAAAGTCTTTAGTCGCTCACCTGCACCACGTACTCTACTGACATCCCACTGCGGTATCTTACCAGCATAGAGCATAGCAATAAGCTCACGGAATGCAGAGGCCCAACCAATCTTACTGTCACTTACCATGATAACACTGTCAGTCTTATGGAAGCTCTCTGCAATCTCTGGTAGCTTGTTGATGTAGTTACGTTCAACACTAAAGCCTACACCAGTACCACACATCAGTACATACATTAGCTCGTCAAAGCTACGAGGTGAGTCAATGTGTAAGTAGCTACAGTTATACCCTGCTACGTTATCCTTGTCTAGTGCTACACCTGCTGTCATCATACATCTCATGCTAGGCATGACTTCTAGGTTATGTATTGCATTAAATAACTTTAGGGCTGTCTTCTCGTCTATCTGTCCACGATCTTTCCAAAAGTTTACATACCTGTTTACTGTCTCATGCCACTCTTCTCGTCTGCTTTCTTCGGGTATCCATCGTGCGTAGCGGCTCTTGTGTATAAACTGTTGGTACTGATCCATCTTATTCTCCTTCGTTTTCAAATATTACTGCTTGTGTTAGACGGCCTAAGTACCACTGACATTTCTGTAGGTCTTCTACCTGCTTACCTTTGTAGTCATAGCGCCAGAGGTACTTCATGGCGTTACCCTTGAGATAACCCTTGAATGCTACACTGGACATAGACTCTTCAATAGCTTCGATACACTCAATGGTTCCAGTGTTGTAATGCTCTGGGTTATTGACTACATCTTCTTCTGCTGCATTGTCCCAACTACTGTGTGCCGCTTCTTCTTCTGCCATAGTAGCCCATGGCTCTAAGCCTGTCTTCTCTACTGCGGGGTGATTGTCTCGTAGCCTATCCCAGTCAAACCTTGTTGCGTCATTAATACTCATCGTTAAAATCCTCTAGTATTCTGTCAAAGTCTTTAATTATTCTATCTTCAAAGGCATCAATCAAGTCTGTTGTTGTAATACTTAGTAGCTCACAGATCAGATCCTCATCAAGCCACTTCTCCATCTGTTCTTTTAGTTCATCGAGTGTTGTAGCCATTAGACTTTCTTCCCTTTGATGTACTTGGTCATTTCCTTTGATGTCTCAATAGTGTAGTGCTTGAAGCCTTCCTTCTCACACCACTCGCCCATCGTTATCTTACCACCTTTGCGTACCTTCTTGCTAGTCTTTGATAGGACAAAGATGATCTCCCACTCAGGCATTGAGTCTCTAATAGCCTTGTACTTCTGTGTGTCACCTACTCTAAAGAATCCTTTACACTCGATCAGTACTGCCTTGTCTTCGTGTACGAAGTCCGGTATGTATTGTCTGTGTGTAGTGTAGGGCAGACCATAAGGTTCAAACTTGTACTGTCCGTCTAGCTTCTCTGATAAGTCCTTCTCTAGCCCTGACCTAAAACCCTGTTTCATCTAACACAAACTCCCGTACTCGTGGCTCGTTGACTACCTTGCACAGATACTTAGGCCCGTAAGCATAGCTAAATACTCTTAGGTCTGGGTAACAGTGTGCTTTAAACTGACAGTAAGAACAACCAATGGCCAGCTTCATGTTACCTGACTTGCCATCAGGCACAGGTTCGTAACAATAAGCTGTAGGTTCTGGCTCTAATACCATTGCCTTGATCTGATCAACCCTATCAGTGATCGGCTCCTTAAGTTTAGTGTTATCTGTTTCTTTAAGGTCATACTTAAGGTAAGTAATGTGTCCGTTTGCTTTGTCCATAGCTAACCAACCAACCTGAGTCTGCCCGCAGGCGTGACCATAGGCTTTGATCTGATCTATGTAACCAAACGGATCGTCATGTACTAAACTACCATCCTTAAACTTCTTAAAGCCAAAGGCGCTGGCTGACTTAACGTCTGTAACTATCCCGTCAATAGAACAATCCATGTGACCTACGATTCCATTTACTTTACACACCTTCTGTTCATCCGTAACAGTGTGTCCAGCCATGCGAGTCAAGAAGATTAACATCTCTTCAATCAAGTGACCATACATAAACTTGACATAGGTGTTTGGCTCTAGCTCTTCCTTATCAGTACCATTGTAATGGTTCCAAAGGTAGCGGTCAGTGCGGCCAATGTTAGACAAACGTAGCAGTCTATTATCCTCTCGCTTCTCCGCTCCAAACTCCTTACGCATCAGTGATTTAACTCCTTCACCAAAGCGTTCTATCTCTGCCTCTACATCTACAGATGAATCAGCGTCCTTGCTTTCCATCATAGCGTAGATGTCTGCTACTAAAGTTTCAACATGCTTCATCTAACTCTCCTATGACTGCATCTAACCATCGTTTAGCTATCTCTACGTCACACTTGAACCACTCATTGCGCTGCTCAAAAATATCAGCCAGCCTGTTGTGTGTTTCAGCTTCAGTGGCTCTACGATCTGGCGTGTCTACTGTATAAACTAACGTGTAATCTCTGTAAGGACTTGAAGTTTGATAACCACCTAGTCTATCCTCTGCATCAACAGCCATACCTACCTTAACCCAACCTTCCCATGCAGGGTTCGTGATTATATACACCTGACCCTCTGGGCTAGTCTTATAGTTCTCTAAGGAACTAAAGGCTGCATCTTCAAACCCTTTGTAGCGGCCTGCTTTATACAACGGGTGCGTCTTTTTAATTTCCTCACCATTAACCCACATCCTTTTAGCATCCCTTGCCTGTACTGCTTCCTTGTTATCCTTGTAATACTTACCCTTAGTGGGTGTCGGCCCAAGTGTTGCCGACTTTGTAATCTCCGGCGAGAGGGCAGTTGAGTTTGTAATAGGTTCCGGCAGCTTCAACACAGCTTGTTGCCAGCCTTCCGAAAACCTCTGCTTTCTCTTCTCGTACCTCTGTCTGGATCTCATCATGTATGTTCCCTATTATGTGAAAGTCTATACCCCATAGTGTAGCATACTCATGCAACAAACACAAGGCTTTCTTCATTATAATAGCACCAGCCGACTGTAACAGGCTGTTCAGTGCCGCGTGGCTTGATCGTATGGCGACCCTTCTCCTATCCAAGCCAAGAACATAGCCTCTTCCAGCCGCCAGTCCAACTCGTTCTCGTAGGTCTCCAAGAGCAGGCGTATTTGCAAGGAACTTTTCTTTAAGTCTCTTGCCATCCTTTGCAGTTCCTCCAACGATGCTTCCGATCTTGGCGTCTCCTGCCCCATAAAGAAAAGCGTAGATGAAAGTCTTTGCTTGATCTCTAGTGTCAAGGCCCGCAGCCAACTGGTTTGCCGTGTGTATATCTCCGTTGAGTATTTCATTTGTGTAGTCCTCATCATTCATGTAGTGTGCAAGCATGCGTAGCTCAAGACCGCTTGCGTCCATACCTACCAGCTTGTAACCTTTGGGTACTGTCCACACATCACGACACTCATAGCCGTAAGGTGAGTAGACTGCTGGCACCTGCCCCATGTTTGGACTAGAATGTGTCATGCGGCCCGTCACAGCACCGTTAGGATTAACGTACCCATGTACTCTACCTTCGTCCGTAACTGCATCTAACCAGCTCTGCACCTGTGCGATACGCTTCTGTATCATCAGGTACTCACCAATCAAAGACGCTTGTGGTATGCCCTTCACTTCCCGCAGCACTGCCTCATCAACGATGGCCTGTCCTGTCTCAGTAAATTGCTTAGGCTTCCAGCCAAAGTATTGTAGGTATCTTCCTATCTGCTGTCGTGATCCTAAGTTAAACGCTGGGAAATCAATGCGACTAAACTCACCACCGACCACTTCCCAACTGTCACCTAAGAACTTCAGACCCACAACTGACATGGCTCCGTCCTTCTTAATCTTAGGGCATACTTGTTTTACAAAAGTAGGTAAAGGTTTAAAGACTTCGTGTACCTCATCCTCTAAGTCATACTTCTTTTCTTTAAGTTCAGCAAGTAAGACAAAGGATTTCTCTTGATCTAAAGTCCAGCCTCTTTTAATCTGCTGTGATATAATTGCTTGCACTCGATGCTCAAGGTCAATACTCTCACTTCCAAAACCACTAAGCTCAGAAAGTAATCTCTTGTACACCAGTTCATTAACTCTAACATCTTGCTTACAGTATTCCACCATGTCATTCGAGAAATTATCCCAATCACTGTGTTCTCCTTTCGGTTGTCCTAAGATAGTACCCCAGTTCTCTAGCGAGTGACCGCCTAAGCGCGAAGGGTCTGATAATCGTGACATGACTAATGTGTCTGTCAGTTTATGTCCTGCAAAAGATATGCCCCATAGTTTTTCCAACACTGGTATATCGTAGGCTAATATGTTATGTCCGATCAACTCTACTGGTTCCATTGCAGCATCAGGATCAAACGTACCGTTAAGTCGGCACAGTAGTTGAATCCTATTGTAACAAACATGCGTATTGTTGGTAGCACTCTCATACAACACAACACACCACACCTGAGTAGGCTCTAAACCATTTGCCTCAATGTCAAAAACTAACTGTCGCATTTAAAACTCCGCTTTGTCATCCGATGCTGGACAGGCTGTCTCAATCATACGGCCTGATTCATTATCATAGTACAAGTAACAAGCTGGCCCTGTCAACCCCGCAAACCTGTTCTTCAGGACACGGACAGTAGTAGTGTTACGGATAGTAGCATCAGCATGTTGCTGGTCACGCTCTAATCCAATCACCATGTCACTGAGCTGTGCGATAGCTGCACTGCCTCGTAACTCACCTAAGCTAATCTTACCGCCATCCTCGTGCGCCTTCTGACCTGATGGTCTGCGGAGGTGTGACACTAAGAACAACCCAACGCCTGTCTCTTGTACAATCTTGCGAAGGTTAGTCATGATACTGTCGATAGCCTTACGCTCGTCACCGTTGGACTGATCACTGACTACAATACTGAGGTGATCCAAGATGATCCACTTGCAGTCAAGACCCTTGGCCATGTAGCGTATGCGTCCTAACAGATCATCCTCACTGGTACTACCGAAGTGATCCAGTAACTGCAAACGACCTAACCCAAACGTCTGCTCCCAGTAACCACGCTCTGCCTCTGGTGTAACCTTGGCGCGTACCTCTGGTATGTGCAGTAGCTTGTTGGCTTCAATGGACATGATACCTAACGTAGTCTTAGGTATGTCTTCTTCCAGTGCTAGGATACCAATGTTATCTTCCGTGTTCTTCAACAAGTAATGCTCAAGCTCCCGCATGATCTGACTCTTACCCATGCCTGACCCTGATGTGATGGTAACTAATTCCTTACGTCTAAAGCCGTAGGTAAAAGCATTCAAGCAGTCCCAAGGATAGGGTATGGACTTGACATCCTTCTGCTCTTGAAGTAAATCCCATGTATCTAAGCCTGAGACAATACCGTCAGGTCTAAATGCCTTGGCGTTCCACCACTCCTTGACAAACTCTGCAACCTTACGAGACTTAAGCATCTCGCCTGCGTCCTTCATAGGTAGCGTGACGTTCTTAGCTTTGTTGGGGGTGAAGAGATTAAGCACTGCCTTGGCTGCTTCCGTTCCTGCCTTGTCATTGTCGAAACAGATGACCACATTGTCGAAGGTCTCTAGCCACTCTAGGTTTGCTTTGATGTCTTTGGCTGCACCGGCTGCGCCTGATCTGATGCTGACTGCTGGCCACTTTCCATCGAACATTTCGTTGACAGCAAGTGCGTCTGCCTCGCCTTCTGTAACCGTGATGTATTTGCCGCCTGACTTGAACGCCTGTTGGCCGAAGAGACCCGCATTATTAAACTCTCCTGTTGCATAGAATGATTTGTTCTCTACGATGCGTACCTTAGTACCTGTTGCATCGCCTGTGTCCTTATCGTAGTAAGGGTAGTGGTGCTTAGAGATAGTGCCGTCAGGCCCGTACTCTACTGTGACACCGTATCGTTTAGCTGTCTCTTGATTGATACGCCTGTCGGAGATTGCTGCTATTACTCCTGTCATCTCTAATTTCCTCGCTGGTCTGGTGTGGATTCTGGTAACTGTGCCATCGCCCCGCTCGTAATGTGAACAGCCGCCTGAGAAACAGACGGCGTGTCCATCGGAGTACCTAGCCAAGTTATCCTTAGAGTCACACGAAGGGCATGACTCATGTTGGACAAAAGTGGACTCCGATTCCATTAGAAGTCCTCGCCAGCTTCTTGCTCTGCTACTTCCAAGACCTTGATCTTGTTGAGGTATGTACCTGTACCGTGGACAGGATGAGGCTGACCCTCTGCCCATAACAGTCTGACCTTGCTACCTCTACCAATGCGACCAGCAAACGGAGAACCTTCTGCGTCCATTACTGGGACATCGTACTTGGTACTAAACTTACGTTGCTTTGTACCTTCGTACTCGCGGAGCTTAATGCCTGCTGACTCTAACTTCTCTGCTGTTGCGTCATCTACGCTAATGACAACTGAATACTTGCCAGTGGATTGACCCTGATACATCTCGTGGGTGTCTAGGTTTTCAAACGCTATTGTACCTTCTACTACTGCCATGATTACTTCCTTCTAGGTTATTAGCTACTACTTAAGTAGCGATTGATTAAACTTTAAAGATTATTATTAAACATTCCCTTTGCTTACCTAAGTATTATAATCGTTAGTCAGAAAGGTGTCAAGTTCTTTTTCACTTAAATGTTGACTAAGTGCTGTGATTACTTCTACTTCGTTAATTGCATCGTTGGAGTGTGAGTAACAGGTGTTACAGAGATCAGCATGGAGGCCAGTTTGTTTGTCCCTCCGCTTCAACTCGTACTCACCTAAGATTACGTCACATGCTCTGCATCTACTCATCTCTAAATACCTCGTTATGTTTGTTGGCCATGTGCATATATGGGTTGGCATAATACTCATCTCTTACCTGTCTGGCTACTCTCTGTGTCAGCTCAGATAAAGACATACAGTATACCTGATACTCGACCAGTTCGTCAACCATGACGTGCGCTGCGGGTTCGATCCAGTCATTCTGATCGTACTCATATCCTAACAAGTTCTCTTTAATCTTACTCATCTATTTCTATCTCCTCGTATATCCTACCGTAGCTAATTAAGCACAGCGGTAGGCTGATTAGTGTACCCATGAAGGGCATGGCTCCCATCTCCCCTGTGGATGGGTCATACGTCCACACAGCGCGACTGTCTGCAAACTCTAGGTCTATCCCCACGCCTAAGCGATACTCTATTGATAACGTGCGTCCGAATAATATCATTAAACTAATCTCCTGTTCAACCAATCCGCTGACAGCTTAGCTCCAGCAGTCTCCATTAGGGGCCATATAAAGCCCCTGTCAGGGCTTCTAATCTCATGGTCACCGAATGACTCAGCAAAACCAAAGCGATTGTGTAGCGTGGTCTTAGCCATGTCTGTGATCAATGCTATTTCCGCTAGACTATATGTCGCACCGTGAATCATACGCTCACAGGTGCTACGGTTTATGTATGTTCTCG